CGGTGATCTTGTAGCAATCAAGCAGCAGGAAACGGTGGAAAACGGACAAATTGCTGCCGTTCTGATTGACAATGAAGCCACCTTAAAAAGAGTATATGTCTATCCAGATAAACTTATCCTGCGTCCTGAAAATCCCAACTATGAACCGATTGTGATTATGAATGGAGAATCCAGCAATATTCGCATCGAAGGACGTGCCGTCGGATTCTGCCGGGGATTATAAATAAAAAGCCGCCTGCAAGCTCCTACCCTTGCAAACGGCCAATTGAAAAAAGCTGTCGAAACATCTCTCCTCAATTCTATTATAATAAATTGGAAAAAAATGTCAATTGAAGGAGGACTTATGCGTAAATTTATTGGTTTTTTCTGTGTTATTTTTATAATTTTCTTTTCTTTTTTTAACTCTATCAATAAGACTGGCATTTCATCAAATGAAATCTTATTTGTTTCTATACTAATAAGTTTTTTTGTTGCTTTGACCCTTTATATGCTCTTTGTAACTATCAAACGTCTGATCAAAGGTAAACCAGAAAATCGCACCATTAAACCAGATCCATCTCGAGATGTGGTTAATCCGGAATCTGAAAACAGTATTTCTTCCAAGGAGTTTTACTATGATTCCAGTTTGGAAGCTGCTCCGAAAGCGGAAGCTAATTTTTCTTTCGATTCTACTATTTCAGCTGCAGACTTCACTTTTTCTGATTCCCCTACACCATTAACTATTTTACTAAAATCAGCAACACCAAGTAGACAGGGACTATATCCCCACGAAATACTGATGTTAACGTATGCTCCCAAATTTAAAACTTTTAATAATACTTTTCAAGGTTTTTGGTATTGGCAATACTCTGTGACAGACCCACAATCGATTTTAGACTCTCTATTTGACAGAGGATTTATAAAAACAGGTGATCTGCGATCTAGCTTAGAAAAATTAACAGTACCTGAAATCAAAGAAGAATTAAAACAGATCAATCAAAAAGTTTCAGGTAAAAAATCTGAACTTATCGATAGACTGATCAAATTTGGTGATTTTACCACTCTAAATCAAAAATATTTAGAAAGATATTATTCTCTCACTTCAAAAGGTGAACAAGAACTTCAGGAAAACCAATATG